TTAACTTGCTTTACGCACCTGCGGGAGATCGAACGCTTTACGCAGCGCGCGCACAAACGCTTTATCATGACAGATCGTTTTACCGGGGCTGTCGGAAAGTTTAGCCACCGGCTTTCCGTTACATTCCACGAGTTTAATCACGATATTGAGCGGTTTTACCTGAGGGATATCGCAGGTCAGGCGGGTACCGATGCCGAAGCTTAACTGCACGCGAGAGGCGAAATGGCGATAGAGCTCGACCGCCTTTGGCAGATCAAGGTTATCTGAAAAGACCAGCGTTTTTGTCAGCGGATCAATCCCCAGCTTTTCATAATGGGCAATCGCCTTTTCGCCCCATGCGACAGGGTCTCCTGAGTCGTGGCGTAACCCCTGATAACGGCTGGCGAATTCAATGCCGAAATCGCGTAAAAACGCATCCATTGTAATGCAATCTGTCAATGCGATACCAAGCTGGTCCGGATATTCGTTAAGCCAGGCGGCCAACGCGGCACGCTGGCTGGTCGCCAGGTCCGGACTGATTTGTTGATGCGCCTGGAACCATTCGTGCGCCTGAGTGCCCATCGGCGTCAGCGCCAGGCGACGCGCGAGATCATAGTTGCTGGTGCCGACGAACCATGACTCCTGCTGGAGACGTTTAACTATCGCCTGCTGCACTTCACGAGAGAAACGGCGGCGGGTGCCGAAGTCCATCAGGTGGAAGCGGGACATATCGAGATTGGCGGTTAACGCAGTGAAATCAACCAGCTTACTTTCCAGCGCGTCGAGCGCCTGATCAACGCCCGCGTTTGGCGAGCGGTAGTGATGAACCAGCTCACTGATCACGGCCAGCAGCGGTACTTCCCACATAATGACTTCACGCCACGGGCCGGTTAAGCGAATATTCAGCTTGCCGTTATCGTTGGTGACACAGACTTGAGCCGGGTTATAGCGAAACTCGCGTAACCAGTTCAGATAATCCGGTTTAAAAAAGGGCAGGCCGGAGAGCCACTGGAACTCGTCCTCCTGGAGGCGCAGGTGCTGCATCGCGTCCACCTGCTCGCGAATAGCATCGGCATAAATACCCAGCAGGTCGTCGCCACGGCAACGAAACTCAGCCGCTACCTGCACATCATAGTAGTGGTGAAAAACGGCTTGCTGCATATGCAACTTATAAGCATCTGTATCCAGCAACGAGTGCAGAACAGGAGAAGCGAATTGTGTCATAGGTGCGCTGTTGCGTCCTCTCACGGGAGCGTTTAGTACAATAAACAACTAAGAAAACCGCTGGAGTATACCTTGTTTAGCGATTTATTGAACCCCGATCACACCATAAGCTGTCTTTAGGGTCGAGCGCATTTCGTGCCCCATGTTATAAAAATGTAGCGATGCGACTGCTAACCCCTTGAATTTAAGGATTTCTACTGCGCTGCTACCATGCTTTGGGGCAGTGATGGGGCATAGCGGGAAAGTGCCTGGTTGAGCAGAGAAACCTGTTCTGCGCTCTTCTCTGACATCCACTTTCCATACACCTTGTAAACCATCTGTGCATCGGTATGCCCCATCTGCGTTGCTATAAAGTTTGGGTTAGCACCAGCTGATAATGACCAGCATGCATAGGTATGTCGTGACTGATACGCGTTACGGTAACGAATGCCGGCACGCTTGATTATCGGGGCCCAAATTTTATTAATGGAATTAACCGCGTAGTGATATCCTGTGCGAGGTCCACGTTTGACGCATTGAGGGCTGAATACGAACGTGCAGGGCTGAATGACAGATTGTCCATATTCCCGCAACTTCACTTCAACCTCAAACTGCCGGCCAAGGCGTGTCAACTGGGCCTGATTCCTCAGGGCATCAATAGCTGGTTGAATGAGATATATCACCCTGTCAGTACCTGCGTCGGTTTTTGGCAGGGTGAACTCATCCGTCTGGGTAAGGTTGCGCTTCACAATGATCGTCCCGGCATGCAGATCGATATCTTCCCAGGCCAGACCGCACAACTCCCCATGCCTCATTCCGGTATAGACTGCCAGTGACCAGAGATTTCTCATCTGCTGGTGGCCGCATGCCTGGATAAACCTGATGAACTCGTCTGTCGTGAGTGGATCTGGTTCCCCTTTCGCTTTCTTGAGACGGTTAATTCCGCTAAACGGGTTTTCCTTTGCATAGCCGTTATCTGTTCCAAACTGGAAGATCTCGGCCATCAGCATCATGTAATTATTCACTGTGGACGATTTCCGGCCTTTAACCTGAGTCCGGTGATCCTTCTTCATTACCTGAAAGCCCGTCAGCAACTCCTTCCTGACATACAGCAAATCCTCAATAGTCACCGCAGAAACCATTTTGTTTTCGCCGATGAGTGGAAGCATGTTTTTTATGATAGATTCGTACCTACTCATGGTATTAGAGCTGATCTCCATTCTCTTCAACTCGGACCATCTTTCGGTAAGCTCCAGCACAGTAATTTCCTTTCTATCCTGACCGAACCGGGCAAGGTTCGGTGAGTTTGGGAATTTTTCCACATAGTTAAAATTCCCCATCCTTATCGCAAAACAAACCGAAGAACGCAGTTCGCCAGCTATCTTGCGATTTTTTGCAGTGTCAGGGATACCAAGGTTTTCCCTGACACGTTTACCTTTATACAGAAACCAGATGCGGAGCGAACCGCCGTGGTTTTCGACGCCTGTCGGGTATGATGCATTAGCCATTAATCCCTCCTGACGTCCAGGAGCATTGACGAGTGTACTGCTTTTCATGTTGTCTTCGCACCTGGTTGATTTTTTTTCTGCGCCTCGATCCACTGATCAACGGCTTCTCTGTTGTATATGCATTCGCTCGAAGGCTTCGGATTTCCGTCTGGTGAAATGTGCAGGTACTCGCGGCCCAGCATCCAGGATTCTTTTCTGGCGCGGGTAATGGTTCCGGGCTTAAGCCCGGTAACCGCAATCAGAACTTTTTCGCTAACCCACTTGTTTGGCGTCAGTTGGATAATGTTGCTCATCGTTTTCTCCAGTGGCCCCGCAGCGGGCCATCGCTAATATTCAGTTTGCCTGTGCTGGCAGATTTCTAAGTTTCCGGACGCCGATCATTGCGGTGGCTACGTAGCTGGTGGCCCGGTTAACTACTTCGACAGGAACCTTTACGCCATCCACTACAACGGTGTAATTGGTAACGTGCTTTTGTCTGCCGTAATCGCCGAACTTCTCATGATGCGCTGCCAGTGCAACATCACATGCGCGACGGCCCAATGGCGATTGCTTACTGCGATTTATAAGGCGCATAAAACCTCCTCAGGCGGGAGGGCGTAACCCCTCCCGATGCAATTAGCCGATGTATTCCGGTTTCATATCGTCCAGGGTGACGCGGTACTTATCGTGCAGTTCGTCGCCAAGATGACGTTTAGCAGCGCCAAGCGTGCTTTCAGCTTTAGCAAACATCTCTGCGGCTTCCGGTTCGCCAGGGTTTGGAATTGAGTTGATCACTGCCTCGACTTTGTTCTGTGCATCGACCTGGTAATAGCGCTTCACTGCTTTGTTTTTTAATTCGGTGAACAGCGCAGTCCCCAGCAACGCTTTCTGTGATTCGATATCCGCACGGATTGCTTTTGCCTGATCAACGGAACTTGCTGTATCAATGCGTTCGCGAAGATCGTCGGCAACAGCATCAACGTTAGCTGCCGACTCCTGCGCGCTGGTCCTGGTGCTAACCTCGCTGGTGATTTCCTGTACGCTCATGCGCTGGACTGGAGCAGGGTTAATCTCGCGTTCTTCTCGTTGCTCAACCTCATCAGGGCTGTACACGCCGAGGATCACTTCCGGGCAGTACAGGCGAGCCCAATATTTAACGCCCAGATAGGCAATTTGCTGTTTAGGGTTTGAAACCCATAGCGGAGAATTGCGGGTAACAACGCCGGAGAGGTAAAGAGGTTCTCCCCAGGTGATTTCAGATTCACCTCGCAGAATGGCACCAACCTGAACGAACAGGCCGATCTCGTCCTCATCCGTCCAGCCACGAACGCGCTCAGTGACGGTGTACTTCCCATTTTTACCGTTTTTATCGCGTGTGATTTCCTGTGTCCTGGTGCAGCGCTCCCAGTCACCCCCATAGCGGTAATGAAAACGGCCATGAATGGCACTGGAGCTTGCGATTACTGCGTTGACCAGTTGTGCCTCGTAACCAAGAACACCGTTAACCAGGTGTGTTTTCTGAGCCACAGCGTAAGGGTTCATGCCCCATTGCATAGCCTGCATGACGATAGCCATACAGTCGGCTGGTTTCCCTGCAAGGTGTGCCGGTACCGTCACCTGTGAGTCTGCCATCAGGTTAGCGAAAGCTGTTAACTGACCCAGTGCCTGAACGTTAAAAATTGCGTTACTGGCAGAAATGGTGTTTGGTGCCTGCTGCTCAGTGGTAACAATATTTGTGTTTTCCATGATTTTCCCCTTATGCCTGTACGCGCAACGCTTCAAGGCGGCGCACATCAAAATCGTTCAGTTCGTCGGTGTAGTCTTCTGTGATAGGCGCTGGCCATTCACCAGTGTCGAAGCCGTTTGCTATCGCTCGCATTGTTTTGCGGTATTCCAGCATGCCAAGTTCCAGCAACTCGGTAGCGGACGCCAAAATCCTTACGCCAAAAGGTCTGGGGGTGAACATGGCTAAATTACCGCGCCGTAAGTGCGCAAACAAAGAATGCCGCCAGTGGTTTCACCCGATACGCGAGGGGCAGATCGTTTGCTCGTACCAGTGCGCCAGCGCCGTCGGCAAAGAACAAACCAGAAAAGCTCGCGAAGCCGCGCAACGTAAGGCGCAATCCCTTCAGCGCGCCGCTGAGAAAAAAGAACGCGCCACCTGGCGCCAGCGGAAAGCCGCGGTTAAGCCGCTGAAGCACTGGATTGGCTTGACGCAGCGCGCCGTAAATGACATTTGCCGCGAAACCGAACTGGCAGAAGGACTCGGTTGCATCTCCTGTGGAACGAAGACGGCGTTCGCATGGCATGCAGGCCATTACAGGACTACGGCCGCCGCGGGGCATCTGCGCTTCACTCGCTTCAACATCCATCTTCAGTGTGATGTCTGCAACGTCTACAAATCAGGGAACATCGAAGCATATCGTACCGCGCTGGTTGAGCGTTACGGTGAGGCGGCGGTGCTGGCACTCGAGAACAATAACACCCCGCACCGCTGGACGGTCGAGGAGCTGAAGGAAATCAGGCTCGCGGCTCTGGCGGATCTGCGTGCGCTAAAAAAGCTGGAGGCCGCATGAAACCAGAACTGATCGAGATACTCCGCATGCGCTGGCAGCGCCTCCGCATTTACCGCCGTCCGGGGTCGGTGTTGGTTGACTACCGCATCCTGCGCAATTTTGTTCGTATTTATCAGTTCACAGGATTTACTCAATGAACACTCAATACCTCCAGTATGTACGTGAGCAGCTAATGGTAGCGACAGCCGATTTAAGCGGGGAGACTAAAGGGCAGCTTTTGGCCTGGCTGGAGAACGCGCAATTCGACACGAAAAACTATCCCCGAAAAAAACAGCGTATCTGGGACGAGGAAACAGAAAGCTGGATAACGTTAAATAACCCGCCAATCCCCGGCAAGCAGTCGCTGGCGAAAGGAAGCGCTATCCCGCTGGTGAAGCCTGTGGAATATTCCACTGCCTCATGGCGCCGGGCGGTTCTTTCACTCGATGAACACTACAAGGCGTGGTTGTTGTGGAATTACAGTGAGAATACCTGCTGGGAACACCAGGTCGAGATAACACAGTGGGCCTGGGAGCAATTCAGCCAGCAACTGGAGGGTAAGCGGGTAGCTAAAAAGACTATTGACCGCCTGCGCCAGCTTATCTGGCTTGCAGCGCAGGATGTTAAAGCTGATCTGGCTGGTAAAGATACATACGAATTCCAGGCACTGGCAGAACTTGCAGGCGTGGCTAAATCAACCTGGACGGAGATATACCTACCACACTGGCTTGTAATGCGTAGCTGTTTTATTAAGCTCGACAGTAGTGCATTGATTGCGGTAACACGATCACGTTCACAACAAAAGGCGACAAATTATGTACAAAGTCTTGCAAAACCGAACTGAAAAGCATATATTTTATGTAAATCTGATATCGTCGCCATAGCTTCAATCGTCGACCAAACAAATTCAAGCCTCGCCATCGTGCGGGGTTTTCCATTTCTAAGTCTGCCAATCGGTATTTTTTGCGCTATGTACAACGCAATACAACCATAGAGCCTTTCAGAAGTGCGTCATTGGGAATTATCAGTATGACTTTTTTCTGCGATGCTATAGTTAATATGGCATTTGATAATGCTCTCGATACTGAAAACACTGGGTGGGGATACACCCGTTTCGCAGAGACAACTGCATGACCCATGACCAGTGGACTTCACTGGTCAATTTTTTCCGCCATTAGCTCAACTGGAAAGAGCACGGAGCTTCTACCTCTGTGGTTCGGGGTTCGAATCCTCGATGGCGGACCAGAGAAATACTTCATTGATGATTTAGTATTTCTAACGCCAACCTGCAATCCCAATAGCTAAACTCCTCTTAAGAAGAGGAGAGATTAGAATGAAAGAAGGCTTCTACTGGATACAGCACAACGGCAGGGTTCAGGTTGCTTACTACACCCACGGCGTAACCGAGGACCTGGAAACTGGTCAGACTATTATTGGTGTCTGGCATCTGACGCAGGGCGATGACATTTGTCACAACGGAGAGGCTGAGATTCTGGCGGGACCGTTAGAACCTCCAATTTAATACATATTCCATTTGAGGCTGCCATTCGGCGGCCTTTTTTATTTCCCCTCATAACTGAGAGGACCCACACAACCAGAGGGGGATGAATGTCCGATCCGATTTCCGGTACTGGGTTAGCAGGTGGCATCCTGACAGGAGCCAGTGTCTATGGACTGCTGACCTGAACTGGTTACTGTGTTGTAGCATCGTGGGATTTTGCATTTTTTGATGAGTGTCAATTACTAGATTCGTAGGCGATTCTTGGTGGTGATGAGTGACCCATCTCTTTTAAAATGATATTGGTATACTCGACTACCGGGCCTCTTGGATTGTTATCTTCTTTGTCCTGAAGGTGAGTCAACGCGTGTACTACTTCATGAATAAATGAGCGTGTTGTATCAAATGGTTGTGGGCCATCATTACTTTCATAACACTCTGGTATTGAATCATCGTCTGTATCATCCAGGTTGAGGGCAATCACTTTTCTGCCTTCTGAACTCTCCAGGTCTTCATCAGTTACGGTAGTACCAAAGTTTTCTCCGGCTCCCAGCAACCAGCGTTGTTCTACATCATGCAATTCCTGGTCGTAGGCATAATTCATCAGTCTGCGGAATGTCCCGCTTTGAGTGTATGCATCTTCAAGTATGCGTGATAGCACCTCACGGCATTCATCATAGGTATCATCATCAATTTCGATATCAGGGTCCATTCCTCCTGGTCCAGAGATAAGGTATTCAGCAAGACACATTGGTTCCAGCCTGGCTTTATCATCGGTAGCAAGACCATCATGTTGGAGGCGTAATTGCGAAGGATTATCTTGGTGTTCTGGAAGGTCTGGAAATACCTTGCTGTCATGAGGATGGGATAATCCATATGTTGACATCATATTATTGATAAATATTGGTTTAATTCCTGCTGGCATGATGAGTTACACATCCTTTTTATTACATGGAATTAACATTCTATAAATAGCATGTTTTTGTCAAACAGAATTCACTCAGCACGCAATCAATTAAGCTAAAAGCTAAATTTGCAGTATTTGTGCCTCACCTCCATTAAAATTGTACTCTGCGTGATTTTACTTTCAGATTCTGCAACCACAGGCAATCCTGTTTTACAAGATATTAAACCCTGCAACCCAACCATTTCACTCACTCTAGTTACCATCCGAAATCATCGGAGGTGAGGTTTATGAAAATGAATGACAAGACTCCTGAATTCTGGGCTGCGGTTTTGACCGGACTCAAAAATGCGTGGCCCCAGATACTTGGGGCGTTAATGGCCGGACTCATTGCCTACGGCCGACTGATATACGACGGCGCCACCCGTAAAAATAAATGGCTTGAGGGCGTCCTGTGTGGCGCTCTTTCCTTATGTGTCACCAGTGCGCTTGATGTGGTAGGCCTGCCGGTTTCCATTTCGCCTTTCGTTGGCGGAATTATTGGCTTTGTCGGTGTGGACAAGCTGCGCGAAATCGCAATTAGCGCACTCAAAAAACGTGCAGGGGTTAATGATGAGAATCAGTGAAAAAGGCATTAACAGGATGAATTTCTCTTTGGATAATCTTTCCCTGAATAACTTTTCGCTCAATGAAAGTAACGTACTGAGTGCCGTTCGTGGCGGCGGTGTCCTGGGACTCATTAACAGTGTACTGGCACCGTCATTCGGTATTTATTACGCATGGAATGATCCGGCTGGTGTTCACCAGAAGGGCGGGAAGCCTTTCTCCCCGGATTCTTTTGTTGTCGTTGAGGTGGGGGCGGAGGCTTCTGTTTCCACCGCCCCCGTCGAACAGGGAGCCTATACCACCTTTAATAAAATCCAGCGACCACCGGAACTGCATGTAACTTTCACTGTAGAGGGGGGGACGGCATTTTCCGGGGCTGTCCCGAACCTGACAAATTTTTCCACCACCTCGCGATCGAATGTGCTGGAAACGCTTGAAATGATGCGTACCACAGCAGGACTTTACGATATTGAGACGCCAGACAAGACATGGACATCCTACGACCTGGTGAAATACGACTACCGAACGCGAAGTAATAATGGACCGACATTACTGACGGTCAGCGCAGTATTCCAGGCGGTAATGAATACAGGAGAGGTGTCAGTGGGAAGTACGGATAACCAGTCTCCCACGGACAACGATAAAGCAAAAGGGGCAGCATCGGTTAAAACTCAGCCAGTTACGGCGTCGGTGACACAACCGTCAGACGCTGACAGACGGAGCGTCACGAACAGGGGGATCACCTGATGCTGGAAATTGTTTTATCTCCCGTCAAAGCCCAGCAGTTTACGGTGACACTGGGTGCTCAGGTCTGCACCATTCGCCTGAATCAGCGTACTACGGGTATGTATATCGATATTACCGTTAACGGTGAACCGTGCCTGTATGGCGTGTTGTGCCTGAACAATAACCGGATTGTCCGGTACGGATACCTGCCGTTTCAGGGCGATCTGTTTTTTTCCGACACGGAGGGGAACCACGATCCCGACTGGCGGGGGCTTGGTTCACGGTACCGGCTCTACTGGCTGTCGCCTGAGGAGCTGACATGAGCTATGTACAGCGTGACATTACCGTGGAGTTCACCCTGTCAGACGGGCGGACGTTCGACAATGGTAAGGGCAATATTCTGACTGTTTCAGGAGCTAAATGTTTTGCCACTGTCACGGTATATGGCGGAACTGCCGGAACGCAGATAACCCTGTATATCTGGGGGCTGTCTCCGGCGCATATGGCCGACCTGAGTTATCGGGGCGTGTGGCGACCCGCTCAAAGTACGGCCAATGAAATGCGGGTACGGGCTGGTGGTCGGCTTATTTTCGAGGGAGATATTACCGATGCGTATGCGGACTACAACCAGGCGCCGGATATACCCCTTATTCTGACCGGGCAGGTTAGTTTCAACCTGCGTAATCAGACAGCGGCCGATTTCAGTGCGAAAGGTGATGTGCCTGTTGCAGATATCATCCGTGCTCTGGCGTCATCTGCCGGGCTGAAATTTGAAAATCAGGGCGTCAGTCGCAGCCTGTCGAATCCACACTTTTCCGGAAACCTTGTACAACAAATGCTGGATGCCGCTTCAGCCGCCGATATTAACATCGATCTGGGGGACGCGGAGAAAGTCACCATCTGGCCGAAGGACAAAGCCCTGGATATTCCGGCTGTGCATATTTCGCCGGACCACGGGCTTATTGGATATCCGGTCTATACCATGACCGGCCTCAGCGCCACCACGACATTCTGCCCTGATCTTTTCATTGGTCGGCGGGTCCATCTGGAATCGTCACTACCTAACGTGACAGGCGATTACCAGTTAACCGGAGTGATACACACCATTACCTCGCGAACCGTGGGCGGTCCGTGGAGCTCCAACTGTACCATGACAAGGCTTAACGATAATGGCACAACCACTCAGTAATCCGACGGACGTAAACAGCGAAATGAATGCGCAGGACTTTATGCTGCGGCAGTTTCTCGGGAAACACGTATTTATCACTCTGGGGCAGGTAGTGGCGGTGGAGGGGGAGTTTATTGATGTCCGACCGATGGTAATGGGCGTTGCAGCAGACGGTTCCCCGGTTGAGCATGAGGTGATTTATAACCTTCCCGTATGGCGGCTACAGGGGGGCAGCAATGCGGTGATTATGCCGCCACATGTGGGCGATATTGGTTTCCTCGGCATCTGCGACCGGGATATCAGTGCGGTAAAAGCCACGCGTCAGGCCGCGATGCCGGGATCAAAACGCACTCATAACTACGCCGATGCCATCTGGCTTGGTGGTGTGCTTAACGGTGCGCCCGTACAGTTCGTGGAATTTGCTGACAACCAGATACGGGTTATTTCCCCCTGGAAAGTGGAGATTTCTGCGCCGGAAGGCATCGTGAACGCCTCGAAAAGTTTCACTGTTAACTCTCCAAAAATCGCGCTTAACGGGGATGCTGCCGTCAGCCAGGGGCTTAATGTTACCGGACAGTCTGAACTTTCCGGTGGCGCGCAGATTGGCGGTATTGATTTTGGATACCATGTTCACAGTGGTGTTAAGTCCGGCGGTTCGACCACGCAGGGACCGCAGTAAACAGGAGAAAATATGCAGTCACGATCGCTTCTTCTCGACACCGGGACATGGGACATCCTGCTGGATGATACCGGTAATCTTGCCATTACTGATAATCCCCATGCGGTAGCCCAGGATGTGGCGTGTGCGTGCAGTACCTTTCTGGGGGAGTGCTGGTACGACTCAACGTCCGGCATACCTTACTGGTCACGCATCCTCGGACACTGGCCCGGCACGCAACTGGTGAATGCCACCCTGCAACAGGAAGCACTTAAACTGCCGACCGTGAGCGCCGCAATTTGCCAGGTCACTGTTGATAAAGCCCGGACAGTAACGGGAGTGCTGCGTATTACAGATACCAATAACGACATTTTTACGGTACTGCTATGAGTGAAAATAAATCTTTTTCTACCGCAGTACCCGCTGTACGTATTACAGACAGCGGGCTGAACGTGCCGGATGAAGCGGATATTCTGAGCGGCAGGCTCAGCGATTTTTCTGGTGCGCTGGGCGGCGCAATGAGTACCAGTCTGAGCAGTCCGCAGGGGCAGCTTGCATCAAGCGAAAGTGCCATTATCGCGGATAAAAACGATCAGTTGCTGTATATCGTTAACCAGGTAAACCCTGACTTCTCCAGTGGACGCTTTCAGGATGCAATAGGAAAGATTTATTTCCTGGAACGACGCGGGGCTACAGGTACGACAGTAACGGCAACCTGTACCGGGCTGGTTGGTACGCTGATTCCGGCGGGCAGTATGGCGCAGGATGAGGCCGGCTATAAGTACGTCAGTCTGTCAGACGCCACAATCGGCGCATCAGGGCAGGTTGATGTGGTATTCCTGAATTTGTCCACCGGGCCTGTCGGCTGTCCGGCGGGAACTCTGAATAAAATTTATAAGGCAATCCCCGGCTGGTCAGGTGTCACTAACGCCAGTGCAGGTGTACCGGGCAGCGACGAGGAAACCCGCGCGGACTTTGAAAATCGTCGGCGTAATTCAGTTGCCCGTAATGCCCGTAATATTCTGGAAGCCATCCGGGGTGAAATACTCTCTACGGTAGAAAACGTGGTGGATGTTTACGTCACCCATAATCCGAAAAAAACGGAACAAAAAGCCGGGGTCAGTCAGTATCCGTTAACACCCGGTTCGTTTTATGTTGGCGTGTACGGCGGCAGTCCGGCAGATATCGCGGCGGCCATCTGGCGTAAGGCTCCGCCGGGTATTGATATGAACGGCGACACAACGTTCACCGTTGCGGATAAGGAGTACGATCCGCCGTATCCTGAATACGTGATCACCTGGCAGACACTCAAACCTGTCAGTCTGCATGTCAGTGTGACGCTGAAAAAAAGTGACTATCTGCCCTCAGATATTACCCAACAGGTACAGCAATCTGTGTTGTCCGCGTTTAACGGTACAGATGGTGGTCTGCGGGCAAGGGTAGCCTCTGTTGTCTCCGCAGGGCGCTACTATGCCGGCGTTTACAAAACCGATCCGGAAAATATCGATATTCTGGGCCTTACTGTGAGTCGTGACGGCTCGTCATGGACAACTGCTGTCACTTTCGGGATAGATGAGATTCCGGTTCTGGATGTGTCGAATATCGGTGTGAAACTACAGGAGGCGTAACGTGCAGAATGTGGCTGCAACCGTGCTTGCACAGTATGCCGCCAGCCCCCGACTCAATGCCCTCATTAACAGCTTTAACGCAGCGCTTTCCCCCGACAGTTTTATCAATGATTTTTATGACCTTATCTGGAACATCGATACTGCAGAAAAGTACGGTCTTGATGTCTGGGGAAAGATTGTGGGCGTCAGTCGCCGGCTGACGGTAAAGGACGATTTTAATTACCTGGGTTTCAGCGAGGCCCGGATGGACAACCCGGTAATGGATGACCCGCGTCCGTTTAATCAGGCACCGTTTTACAGCGGAAAAGCGGTTACCCGGACCGTTGACCTGTCTGATGAGATATACCGGCGGCTGATACTGATGAAAGCCATGTCGAATATTACTGACTGCTCTGTGCCGGATATTAACCGGATGCTGCGGTTTATGTTCGGAAAAAACCGCCGGGCTTATGTTCTGAATAATGGTGGACTGAGGATGAGTTACATCTTTGAGTTTGCTCTCTCGTCGGCAGAACTGGCGATTATCCAGTCGTCGGGAGCACTGCCGTCCCCGCCGGGTGTTTATGTCTCAGTGGTTTTAAAGGAGACCAGTAATGAAGCTTAACGATAAACCCCGTCAACTGGCAGTACCCTTTGCGAGTACCGGGGATAAAAATAATATCCCGGACAAGGCGACGCAGCAGACCAAAGAGAGCGGTAACGCGGCGTATGATTCGGGTTTTCCTCCGGTGACCATGACCCCGATTTCAGCGGGCGGTATACCGCCACACGGCAAGGATTTTAACGGTCTGATGCACGATATTACCGCAGCAATACGGTACGTCCAGGCTGGTGGTTTGTACACGTATAATGCCGATTTCGCCGGGGCCATTGGTGGATATGCAAAAGATGCCATTCTCGCCGGAGTCTCAACAACAGCGGTCTGGCTGAATACCATTGACGATAACCTGACCGATCCGGAAGGTGCCGACAGCGCAGGCTGGGTAAACCTGCTGGCAGATCCCCTGAAGCTGTTTCTGTGGCAGAAAAACAATCTGTCAGACCTTCAGAATAAAGGAACGGCACGGGATAATCTTCAGGTCTACAGCCAGGAGCAGACGGATCTTAAATACCTCGCCAAAGACCAGAACGGTGGCGATATTCCGGAAAAGCCGCTGTTTGTACAAAATATCGGAGCGCTTCCTGCCAACGGTACGGCTGTTGCAGCGAACAGACTGGCATCACGCGGCGCGCTTCCGGCACTGACTGGTACGACAAGAGGCAGTGATAGCGGCCTGATAATGGGCGAGGTTTACAATAACGGTTATCCAACGCAATACGGGAATATTTTGCGTCTGACCGGAACCGGTGATGGGGAAATTCTCATTGGCTGGAGCGGGACAAACGGTGCGCCAGCGCCCGCATATATTCGCAGCCATCGAGATACCGCCGAGGCTGAGTGGTCCGAATGGGCAATGCTCTACACCACACTAAACCCACCTCCGGATTCGCATCCAGTAGGGGCGCCGATAGCATGGCCGTCTGATGCTACCCCAGCCGGTTACGCCCTGATGCAGGGGCAAACATTTGATAAGAACGTATATCCCTTACTGGCTATAGCGTATCCATCCGGCGTTATTCCGGATCTGCGGGGCTGGACAATCAAAGGCAAGCCCGCCAGCGGTCGAGCCGTGCTCTCACAGGAAATGGACGGCAACAAGGCGCACGGACACACCGCGCGGGCGCAGGATACTGATTTAGGGACAAAATCTACCTCATCCTTTGATTATGGTACGAAATCGACCAATACAACGGGTGGTCATACACATGAGTTTGGCGGTTATATCAACTCGTTCTATGGAGACTCCAGTCACACCTCATTTCAGCCTGGAGGTGGTGCGTGGACACAGGCCGCTGGCGACCATGCACATACAGTTTATATCGGAGGACATGAGCACACCATGTATATCGGTCCACACGGACACGTCGTTATTGTGGACGCAGACGGTAATGCGGAAACCACGGTTAAAAATATTGCATTTAACTACATAGTGAGGCTGGCATAATGACTTTTAAAATGAGCGAACAGGCGCAGACAATTAAAATTTTTAATCTTCGTTCAGATACAAACGAATTTATTGGCGCAGGTGATGCATATATCCCGCCGCACACTGGATTACCGGCAAACTGTACTGATATCGCCCCTCCTGATATTCCCTCCAGTCATATTGCTGTATTTGACGCTGAAACCCAAACATGGAGTCTGCAGGAGGATCATCGCGGCGAGACGGTATACGACACAACAACCGGTAATCAGATGTATATCTCCGAACCTGGCCCGTTGCCCGAAAATGCCACATCAGTTTCACCAGGTGGTGGATACAAAAAATGGGATAGTAAGACTCAGGTCTGGGTGAATGATGAAGCTGCGGAGGCCGCAGCCAGACTTCGTGAAGCTGAAGAAACCAAAAGCAGGCTCCTGCAAATGGCATCTGAAAAAATCGCGCCGCTTCAGGATGCGGTTGATCTTGGACTCGCAACAGATGATGAGAAAGCGCAGTTCGACGAATGGAAAAAATACAGGGTGCTGGTAAACCGGGTGGATACCTTAAATCCTGACTGGCCGGAGAAACCATCTCAGTTATAAAAATATAGCTATGTAGTAGAGATTGCTGCTATATGTTATATAGCAGCAATGGCTATTATTTTGATGGTTGAGTGTATAATTTTAGCACTGGTAAATGACGGTTTAGCTCCGGAGTTAGTTCCTGGGGAAAATTATGGATACTATTGGTTCATATTAATCAGGAGGAGGCTCCGCATATTTTTTGGTTTTTCTGTGTTCAGGGAGTGTATTGTATATATTTATTAGCAATGTTTTCTAGTATCAGTTGGAATTGCTGTGGAGTCGGCATAGCACACTCATTAAACAGTGGTGCAACTTCTGTCATAATGATCTTCTCCGCATAGATTTTAAAGGATGCCTGCTGATGTTGATTGATAAACATACGTGGATACTTACTGTTTGCTGATGAAATCAACGGAGTTATAAAAGGATTGGCCCCTGCGCCGCTTGGCGTAAAAACGTCATTTTTGGTTGTTCCGGGCAGACCTGCATTTTTCGCTGCTTCGCCAATTTCCTGAAGAAAAGGCGCTATGTTGATCCCTTTGCTGATGAGCAAATTACAACACTGATCTTTATTCTTGCTGTAAACTGCCGATAGTATAGCTTCACGGGTCTGGCTGGCGTATGCGGGGTCTTTACTCGCACTACCTCTAATATCTATATCATTGAGCGTTTGAAGCATAAAATCTTTAACGACTTTATTTGTCAACACTGCCCGGCCCTCAGATGCGCTTCCTCGGTGAAAGTGTGTTGCAGAAGACTCAGTGTTCTTATGCGAAATAAAACGTTCCGATAATTTTGACCTTAATTCGATGAAGTGATTTTTTACTGCGAGAATACTTTTTGCTAAAGAATTTTTCTCGGTTGATTTTTCTTTTAGTAGTGTGGTTTCCTGTTTTTGGATTCTAAAATTCTGGGGAAATAAAGTTATTTTTGTCACGGTAATGCTCCTTTTATATGTACATAACTCATTTATATATAGATAGCAGGAATACTTTTATTTTTTATAGCAAATGCTATGTCCATCTGATTGATGAATTAGAAAAAATCGGCTGATTAGATTAATGCTCAAATAGTACTATTTTTATTTTCCAGAAACTTTCAAAAAATGTCCTTTTCGCTCAGGAGGAGCCTTGCTGTTCTGGCATTGAAATGGAGCGTGAGCTGATCGTTGAGCGTACCAGCGCCGGGCTGGCAGCGGCAAGGGAGCAGGGGCAAATTGGTGGCCGACGACCGAAACTAACAACGGAACAATGGGCGCAGCCGGGCGCCTCATTAGGGCCGGAGTACCGTGACAGCAGGTAGCGATTATTTATGATGTTGGCGTTTCGACGTTGTACAGAAAATTTCCGGCGAGTAACATGCCTTTGATGCCATTCATGGGAAAATAACACTCCTTTAATCAGCCATAAGAGTTAATTATATAAACTTAAATGGATTTGTTAATTGAATTTCATCAAGATTAACTCTATATAAAAGATTTATTGTCTTTGTTATGGCGTCTATATATTCTGCGCTATTCATTATAGCAGTGTATTTATCGTATGCTTCGAAGCAATGATTTTCATTGATATATTCACTGCTATTGTTTTTATAAATTTCATATGACTCTTCCTTTTTGAAAATGCGCGCATCCAGCCAAGGGTCAAGTATATATTCCGATATTCCTTTTGAATCAGTAAAAGTCAAAAAAACGACCACATGATTCCCTCCTGACGCGCTATTATACATAAGGGATGTGCTTATTCTGGCATCAAATACATTATTTTTCGAAAATCCTATTCCGGTTAGTCTTTGTGGTATATATTTTGCAATAATCGCACCTAAAATTAGCGACATATCAGCACAGTTCCCTGTGTTATATTTTATTGAATCAATGGAAGAATATATTAGACTCAGAGATATTGGGTTTTCTGGTCTTTCAGCCATAGCTCTGTCAAAAGAGTTTGCTTTTATAGTTTGCAGAAATTTCTTGTGATGTTCTCTTTGTAAATTAAGAGCGTCGTATTTTTCCTGCGTATCAATTTTAAGCCTGTCAATTTGCATAGCATCATAACTGTCCGATTTCTTTATTATTGTTCTGACAAAAACGGTACATTCTGAAGCAGCATTAATAATACAGGAGGATAAATCAACTGAAGTACTCTGTTGGTTGTTACAGGCGCTAACTCCAGTTGTGTCGAATTTTTCTGTAGCTACATGTCCAACATTTATAATCAATTACATTTCCCTGTATTCAAAATTAAGCGATATTCTTATGTCACGACAACCTAACAGGGACTGACTACAAAGATCTTTAAAGAAACGTTCATTATTGTATCTATTGATGAACTCCCTTCAGATTTAGAGGTTGTGCCCATGGTCGAAAAGCACCTCTACGCTCATATACTTAACTTATCGGGGACATGGTAGGTTAGGATGTGAAAACACAGGGACAGTTACTGTCACTGCGAAGGCAGCAATAAGGAGGCCTATCCTGTACGAACTGTGGAAAACTATATCTTGTTCACGATCACCTGCATCGTTGACGATGCGCGATCCTGGAGGTTTGACGACTGCCCGGTATGATCGGTGCCGCAGCCACGTCGTATGCAGGAACGGCCTGCGGCAAACTGGCGATCGTTCGATAGTGCGAATATTGAATGGTTGCCAGTCGCGGCGGATTCTACTGGTTAAGAATGGCTAATCAATGTGTTTAATCTGAAACCAGGCATCTGTTCAACTTTTCGTGATCGCTTTTGTTGGCATCACTATTCAAGCAGTTTGCCTGCATCGGCTTCACCCTCACTTCGGCATCAGGGAAAATCTGGTGCACCTGCTTCGTCAGTTCGGCCAGAATGATCTCGCTGGCCCCTTCGAGTCCTTCAACATTACGCTTGTCATAAACCAGTTCTACGAACATACGTGTTTCGCTAATAACTGTTTGTATATACAGTATTTTTGCTTTGGCGGTTTTGTCTGTCAA